CAGTTCCCGCACGGTTATACCAACCTTGAACATTCAAAGTGTTCTTAGCCAATCCACCAACGGTTCTAGTCTGTGTACCCGGAGCAGGTGCGCCTTCTTCAATAAATCCCTCAAAGGATGCGACACCAGCACCAAAGCCATTCAGACTATTTAGTGTAGTAAGTGTAGTTGAAGAACCTGCAAGAATCTGCTTATTGATTTCTCGTCTAAGCATACCCATAACCGATCTCATTCGTGCCTCAACAATTTTCACGATTGCTTTTTCAGACTGGTTTTCTAGTTCTTCTTTTTTTGTAATAACGATTGGAGCAGCAAAGTCTGCCCATTGATAAATCGCTGGTTGTAAAACATCGTTGACAGCTAAGCTGACTGGCTCATATCCAGTTGGTAGTGATGTAATAGTACTGTGTTCGGCAACAGATAAAGGTCTTTGGATTTTGATTCCGCCATCCTCAAATTCAATTCCACCTGCTCTTTTACAGTGGTCTAAGAACGCTACTTTTTGGAAAAGTTCGTCAACCTCACCATCTCTGATGCTAAACAAAGTTGAGGATAATAGTTCATTGCTTATAGCCATTTGTATTTATTCCTTTATGTTTTTGAAAAGCCCCGAAGGGGTAAAGTTTGTTTGTTTATCTGCTACTTCAAATTGTCCAGTGTCTGGGTATGTAGTCTCAGTTCTTCCCCAGTTCGTATAAAGATTGTAGCTTTCGCTGTCTTTATCCTTGGCGGGAAAAGTTGCCCTGTCTAATAATGTATAATTTGTAAAATTTTGTTGTTCTAAAGAACCCGCTAATGCAGTTATTATATCTAGTTTTTTCATATTGTTACTTTGTTCCATTAGCTTTATGCCATTGATACGCATCCCAAGCTGATCTGAATTTAGGAACCTTAGTTGCCCTAACATTAGAACCCGGTCTTACCTTAGTCCACGCTATCTGCTTCTCTTCTTTCTTTCTAGCAGATTCGTTTTCTAACGTAACTAACCTTGTCCTATCAGTCTTTGCTTTGGTAATATAATATGCATCCTCTAATTTTAGTTCAGGTCTTTCTCTTAGCAGTCCAGCAATCTCAGTCTTATAGTCCAATAGATCTGGATGATCTGTCTTGAACCTATCCATCTGTGATTGTCTCTGTGTCACATACAGTTCTTCCTGCATTGGTTCAATCATCTGTTGGAATAACTTAGCAGCTTCCTGCTTTATTTTATTATTCATTCCATCATCACTAAAGACATCGTGCGGTACTTCTGGTTCTGCTGCTAGTTGTTTTATATTATCAGCAAACTTACCTGAATACAAAGCTTTCTTCTCTAGTGCTAATGCCTGTTGCTGTCTCAGTAAATCTTTTCTAATCTCAGAAACTTCTTGTGTTTTCCTAGTAGTCATCGCTCTAAGATTAGCAATTAGTTTTCTACCATTCTCAGGCAGATGCTTCAAGATCTCCTGATAGTTAGGTAGATCCTTATGTGTATTGTTCATAATAGCATCTTCAGAAAAATCTGCTTTCAACAAATCCTCTAGATTGAAGCTATCTAAGAACTTCTGTTCTATATCCGTAGGAGCCTCAGATTGCCCTTCTAAGGGACTTTCATCTGTACCCTTATTATCCACATTGGTTTGGTCCTCGGATGCCTCTACTGTTACTTCAGGGGCGTCTGAGGTATTGTCTTGTACGACAGTCTCATTAGCTTCGCTCATATTATAATCTCTCCATAAATAGTTCGTCTATACTTTCATCACTACCTTCTGGTAATGGTGTTCGTTCTTCATCAATAAGTTGTGTAGGTTCTTCCAATGGAGCCTCCTCAATAGGAACTTCCTCTGGTTGTTCTAGAAACTTTTTGAATTTTTTATCTTTAGCTACAGCACCTAACTTACCAGCCAGTAACTGAATAGATTTATCATCTGTAATTTCTTCTAGTTGAAATGTTTTCTCTTCATCTAAGATATCTGCACCAATCGCATCATCAATACTTTGCTTGAACATAACCAACAGTCTAGTAAATTCAGGAGGAAATTCTTGGATATCCTCTTGGAATTCTGGATAGTCAGCATTCAGTCCATACAATGGTTGAAGTTGTCTAGTCTGCTTCACCAAAGTATTCAATGGTTTCTTAGAAAAATTTCCTTGTGGAGAAAATTCCCCCATCATACCATCTTCTTCTACTGCAATTGCTTCTTGCCCTTGTAGTACTAACGGATCCACATCTGTGGGTGGTCCGATTTCAATTTCAATTCCTTGTGCCATTATGTTGTAGCCTCCTGTTTATTAGCTTCTTTTAGCATCTCTTGTGCTGGTAATGTTTCTGTAATTGCTTTGATCTTACCCTGTACATCGTTTCCGTACTTAGCAAGTTTCTCTTTATACGTAACCATATTCTTCGTAATCTTATCTTCTGCTGCCCTCTCCACTTCTAG